CCTGGCCTGGGCGACCGTCCTACAAGAACCGGGGCAACGTGCCGCTCTACGAGATCGGTTCCGATGCGCTGAAGGACACGATCGCTGCTAGGCTTTCGGTAGGCGAAGACGGGCCGGGCCGCATCCATTTTCCGGCCTTCCTCGGCCCCGACTACTTCCGGCAGCTCACCGCCGAGCACCGCGTGACCAAGTTCGTCAAGGGCCAAAGCGCATGTGGGAGCTGCGGCGCGGCCAGTTGCGCAACGAAGCGCTCGACACCTTCGCCTATGCGCTTGCCGCTTTGACCGGGCTGATTGCCGCCGGCGTCGACCTTGAGGCCGAAGCGCAGCGCTTCGCCAGCCTTCCGGTGCTCGGCCCGCCACCTTCGGCGCCGCGAATCGTCCGATCCAGCTTCATGAACCGATAGAGACGGAAAGGGACCGTTGATGTCGAACACGACGATCGAAGCCATTCTGAAAATCAGCGCGAAGATGGGCAATCTGAAAGCCCTGTCGACGCTGACGAACGAATTGAGTCGCGTGAACAAGCAGGTCGACGCCGTATCCTCAAAAACCTGCAGCTTGGCGGCGGCAAGTTCCTCGACGAGACTGGGGTACTGGGCTGGGTCGAGGAGTTTGCCGAAACTCTCGACCAGGCTGGCGAGGACGTGAAGAAGGCAAAGGCGGCTTTTGGCTCGGGGATGACAACCGAGAGCCTCATGGCTTTTCAGGCGGCGTTCAGGCAAGCCGTCGCGGACGGGCAGGGTATAGCGGAGGCGCTGGATGCGGCCCAAGGCGCCGCCGAGCAGGTTGTTGACGAGTTTGCGTTGCGCGGCGGCGTGGTCTCGAAAGCGATGCGCGAGCGCATCCAGCAATTACCGTCGATATGAAGAGGGCAGGATAGGCGGCCGCGCGTTCATCGATGGCGAGGTGCTTCAGCATCGTCCGGGATGGGAGAATGCCGATCCTTACAATCAATCTGCCCGAAAAGGGGCCCATCAACAGGCTGAAGGACGAGTCGAAGCTGAAGATCGGCGTCGAGGAAAGCTTGCCGCGCTTGCCTGCGGAACCGGTCAAGGGCTTTAGCGAGCTGATGCCGATTTCGGGTCCGGACCCTGTATTTCGGGACGAGGCAGTCGCGCTCTCGGAATTCGATAGGGAACTGGCCCGGCAGCAGATCGTCGATGACCAGCGAGATGACTTTCGGCCACAAAAACTCCGTCCGACCGGAGCGTCGAAAGACTACTGGGAGAGCCATCCAACCTGGACGGCAACGCCGGGCACCATGGAGGAGCATGTCGACCGCTCCATCGCGGCTTATGAAAATCAGGATGCAGCGCAAGGCTTCTCCGATCAGCTTGCGGGCATCGAGAACTTGCTAAGCGATCTCGGCGCCGTAGGCGACGACATCGAGCAGAGCGGCCAGGCTGTGGGAAAGGCGATCACCGATGCCGGCGCGCAGGCCGGCCAATCCGTGCAGGATGGCGGCGCCGCCGCTGCGCAAGCCATGCGCACTGCGATCATCGCGGCCGGCCGCGAGGCTGGCGAGCAGCTTGCTCAGGCTGTGCGGGCCGCGGTGGCATCGATCCCACGCACAATCAGCGTCAACACCGTGGGCGGCGGGAGGGGCGGCGGCGGTTTGCCGCCGGCATCGGGCAATATGGGTCAGACCATGCCCAATGTCGGCTCGCCGGGCGGCGGGATGTGAGGCGCGTTCATGCCGCGACCAGCAGCCAGATCAGCACCGGGGGGGGCAGGCATAGCCGTACTACGCCGCCTTCACGATCTCATACGGCGAGATCAGTAGCGACGCTGGAATGTGCCACGCCTGCACCAGGGCGTGCACCTGCTGAAGGTTCAAAGGACGGCGCCGGTTCATAATCTCCGAGGCGCGTGATCTCGAACCAAACAGCGACGCGAGATCGCTCTGCCTGTAGCCGGCCATGTCCATGTGAGCCTTGATCGTGTCGATGGGATCAAGATTCTCGATCTGGAAGTGCCCGGCTTCGTAGGCGTCTACAAGCGTCGCCAGGACATCGAGTTCGTCGCCTTCGGGAGTGTTGGGCTCCGCGCCCCACAGCGCCTCGATGCGGCGCACCGCGGCGGCATGGTCTCTTGCGGTGTGGATGGGACGGATTTCCATTCTGTAACCTCCTAGAACTGCGATACGGTCAAGGCATCGATCCGGTCATACTCGGAATGTGTGCCGATGAACTTGATGAACGCGATTTGCCGCCGAAAGTCGAAGGCGACGATTAGGCGATAATCGCCACCGGCAACCTCAAATCGCACGCGCTCGCCGTTGAGAACCTTCGCCTTCGGAAACGCCGCTTGCACTTCATCGGGCGAAGCCCATTGCGATGCGCGGGCGACATTGCGCCAATGTGCAAGGGACTTCGCCGCATCGGGATGCTTCGCGGCGTAGGCGGTCAACGTTGTCGAAGCGATGATCCTCATGACCATTACCTAACATGTTCCACTTTCTGGAACAAGCTGGATTTCCATTTTGTGGAACGCCTGCCGGTCTACCGGCGGGGGCTTCTGTGTGTTTCACAGATGGATGGTTTCACGTGTGCCCAGGTGAAACAGCGCGCAATAAAACAGCGTCGGAAGATTTTCGGCGGTTCCGGGATAGCGTCTCTCGGACTGATTCGCTTTGAATAGGAGCCCGAATGATGGCCGAGATACTAGACGATGATCGCATGGCAGCCGAGGCGCCAGAGAATTGGACTATCCTGCCTCCACGACTGACCGCCGAACAAGTCGCGCAGTTCCAGCGCTTGCGCCACGCTCGTCGGATTGAGTTCGATCCCTGCGTACCGTGCTTTAGCCCAGATATTATTGTGCAGTTTCAGTGGCGAGCCAGCCGACAAGAGCTGGCCCTCCGTAGAAACAACGCCATTCACCAAGGGCTGAACGCTCTCAGGTAGGCTCACCGCCGAAGATCGCCTCGAGGTCGGGTTCTCCGAACTCGAAGGGCTGCCTGAGCAACTCAAGCAGGACGGCGTCGCGTTCCCGATATTCAGCCATGCTCTGTGGCCGGTGGTTGAACAATGCATCGCGCGCGTCTGCCATCGCGTCGTAAGCGTCGTCAGCGACTTCTTTAGCCGCGTTGTATGCGGGATCATCCTGCTCCTCCTGGTAGCGATCGAACTCAGCGTGGCGCACAAGCCGACGGGCTTCGATGTCCTCATCCCACCCGTCGGCCAAAACAGGCTGCGCTATTGCTAGGTTGCTGACAAACCCGCGGACTATTCGGCGGAGCAATTCCTGATCGTCATCAGACAGTAGAGCCAGCTGCTCATTCAGAGTCGGCGCGTCAGCTTTTTCAAGTTCGGCCATCACGAGCGCTCGCCTGAATGCGCGCCGCTCCTTCCCGGCGGCGTCGTCGATGTCGTCATGGGAGCAAGCGTGCTTGTTCTCACCGATCTCCACCCGCGGCGGCCGTGAAAACACCCGCGCCGCCTCCCATTCGACATGGCGGCGGCGATATTCGACGGCGAGGCGGGACAGTGAGGAGCCAGGTGCTTCCGGCTCCGTGGCGAGAAGTGACGACTGCATTTTGCGAAGTGCCACGGCTGCCGTCTTGAGAGCGACGACATGCCATTCAGCCTCACCCATGTCGATTTCCTTTGCGAGAAACTGCACCATCGCGCCGGCGCCCTCCGGTGTCGTTGGCGCTGTCCTCGCGAGCTTGCGTACAGCGGCCCAATAGGCACGATCGCAAGCCTTGTCCGCCTTCCAAAACGCCGCCACGCCGGTAAGCTGTCTCCATCGCCGAGCGGCGGCTTGTGCAGCGCGCTGGCGAGCCTTGGCGTCCTCATATTCCCGCTCGATCGTCTCAGCGCTGGCTGGAAGGCGGTACAGCAAATCGAGACGAATTTTCTCGATATCATTGGTGTAGTTTCCCCGCCATTCGATGAATGTCTCAGGTTCATCCCCGTGCGCTTTCCTGGCATTTGCCAGCGCTTCGCATAGGGCGTCATAGGCACGACAACTGCGCCTGCTGGCGAGCATCAGCTCTTGTATTGCCGCGAAGATCGGGTCGCTCTTTGTCTCGGCCGGCAAGGCGACCCCACTTGCTAGAGCTGATGCCAGGGCCGTTGTCGCCGCGACGATCGAACGGCGATTGACGTCTTGGTTCATGATCTTCTCCATCTGGTGACCCGTCCGCGCCACGAGGTTGGGCGAGGCGCCCTCGTCGGGCGAGTCTGGAGAGCGGGGAGATCGGGGAGAAAGCGAATCGACGTGTGCACGTTTCGCGACGCCGCGAAATGCAGTTTTGATGATGCTCATGATGGTTCTCTGGATTTGCCGGCTTTCGAAGGCCGGTTGCCAGCGGGCAGCGCTGGCGCCGGGAAGTTCGAAACACCGCCAGAGACGATGCGCGACGGCCTTCCCCTTTCGGGTCTTGTATTGCCGCCGCCTTCCCGGCATAGTGCGCCGGTTCACGCCGACGGCAAATCGGCGCGTTCATCTTTCGATGGCGTGTTGATCCCGGCAAGGATCGCCCTGCCATCGCTCTGGGGTGCCAACAGGCCCGGCAAGGCCTTCGGCGGGAGTTTCGAAGCTCCGCTCGGCACGCTGCTCTTATTCGCTGAAATCGTCAAGCATGATGCGCGCGACCGCGCGAGCCTCGCCTATGATGCCGCCAAACGGGCAGCGCGGCTGCCGGGCCGCGGGATGCGGCGGCGGTGGGGCCGTTCATGACAGATTCGCAGATGCGGAAGACTTGGCCCCTCGTTCTCGAGTTTCAGCTCCTGCTGCGCCAGAAGGGCGGCGCCGTGTTCGGCGAGCGCTGGCACGTGCTTAAGGCAGCGATGGAGCCGGTGCCGCAAGGCACGGCCGGGCTGGCGGACTGGAAGGCGGCTTTTGCCGAAAAGGGTTGGCCATGGCTGGCGGCGTTCGATCGTGGCGACGTGGTCTACTGCCCCAAGGGCGGGCCAGCCGAGGGTTTGGGTGCGTTCGAGCGTGCGTTGCGTGAAGCCAACCGGTAACAAGGGAAAGCGGCATGATGGCGGTGCGCAATGTGGAGCCGACGAATCGACAGGCGGCAAAGCTCGACGAAGCGCAGCGGATGTCGCGGCGCGCGCAGTCCCTGCTCGCCGCTGCAGGCCAATCCGAGCCGGCGACACGGCGCTGGTACGTGATCACGATCGACCAGGGTTTCGATAATCCTGTGGATAACGCGCTCGCCAATGCCGGCGTGGAACACTGGATGCCGGCCCTTGCGGTGAAGGCGAAGCGGCGCAGCCATCGCCGGCATCAGAACTTCTGCGCGGTCGTTAAGCCTGCCTTTCCGGGCTACATGTTCGTGCGCCTGGTGTGGGTCGACGACACGTGGGAAGGGCTCAAGACGGTGGCCGGCGTGACGGGTATCGTCGGTGGCGCTTTTCAGCCCGCGCCCTTGCAGGACAAGGAAGTCGAGAAGTTCCGGGCGCGCGTCGAGAAGGATCCGAAGTTCATCGAGGAGCTTTCGAATGCGCTGAAGAAGGGCGATGCGGTGTGGATCGACGACGGTCCGTTTGCGTCCTTCGTCGGGTTCGTGCGGGCGCTCGGCAAAGGCGGTCGCGTGAAGGTCGGCGTCCACATATTCGGGCGGGAAGAGCCCGTCGAGCTCGATCTTGCGCAAATCACCAAATTGGATTAGCCAACCTGCCCTTAGGACGAGCCGAAAGAGTCGCACGCCTCACAGCGGACAGCGCCATCGGCCCCAGGTGAAGCGAGGCAGACTGATGGCCGCACGCTTCACCGCAATGGCGAAGCATGGATCATCGATAGATTGCTGGGGTAGCGGGGCGCCGCCCTCCCCCGGTTTAGGGACCGTACCCAGCTTCCGAGCCCAAGCGACTCGCAAGTCGCAGCAGACCGGCGTGTCCATCCTTGCGATGTCCTGGATGCTCTACATCGCCGAAATATGCCCAGACAACGCGCTCTATGCGCTGCCGTCGATCGACTTCCTGCAGAAGGCCAAAAACGCGCATGACGAGCTGATCGCCGCCACGCACCGCGCCCAGGCCGACGCGCTGGAGATCGAGGCGCAGGCCAAGCGGCGGCTGGCCGACGAATATGACTCGGCGCAGGCGCGCGGCGACGTGCGCAAGGATGGGCAGCGTGGAAAAGCTGTCCCGGACGAGAACAGCTTTTCGCCGGCGAAGGTCGAGGACATCGGCCTGACCCGCAGGGACGTCTTCGACGCGCGCCAGGTGCGCGACGCCATCGCCGCCGATCCTGGCGTCGTGCGCGCGGCGCTCGACTTCCCTCAATTGGGGGAAGAGCTTGCGCGCGCGATGTCACTGCGCAATTCTTCAGCGAAAACGAGGGCTTACTTAAAATGCCAGGATCATCGCCGAATCCCGAACAATCATTCGAGCCAGGATCGTTCGGATGCCATGAGGCGCTGCACACCGTCAGCGTTGTCATGAACCTGGTGGAGACGAGCCTTATCGATCACGAAGCGAATTCGCCAGCGGCCGGAATGGGCGGCGCTCGCCGAAGCCGCCCATCAGTCTCTTTTCGACCTGTACCAGGCCATCGGCGCCGAGCATCTCGACAGGTAGCGAGAAGGGGATGGGGGCAGCGTGGAAAGCTGAGAACAGCCTCCCCCCAGGTGGAGATCAGCGTCGGTTTTTCCAGCGGTTTTCTCTAGTACTGGACTGCTGAAGAACTTCATCGCTGATCTGAAGAGGGCTAGGGTTTTTTGCCCTGACCTTTACCTCGAAAGTAAGCTTTACTCCTTCACCGGTGGAAGCTGCTTCGGTGCCATCCACGGTCCATAACTCAAAGCGTATCGTATTGTCCTCAATCTTGAACGTTCGATCAGCCAGGCCCGCGGTCACATCCTCAACAAGCTTAGATATTTTCATAGTATTTGCTCCATTGTGCATTAGGTTTATTTCTCAGCTTCTTCGTGTTCGGCCGGTTTGCCGGCCACAAACTGATCCAGGAATTGCGTAAACCTTGGCGGCGGTCTGCTCATTCATCACGAATCGCTTCTTGTTGCCATTATGTTCCGGTAAATCCAGTTCAGAGCGCAAGTGCTACTCTGGCTGCAACCGAATGCCTAGCATGCCGCGTCGCGGGGTGCAGCAACCTCGCACGAGTCTCGGTATTGACACTTCCCGAACCCCATGCGAGGTTGAGTGATGCTCATTGATTTGGAGTCGCCTGTCTACACCCAGGCCCAGGTTCTGAAGCTCATCCCGAGACTGAAGCCGAAGACGCTTCAGAACTGGGCGGAGCGGATTTTGGATGTGGGCGAGCAAAAGCCCGGCAAGCAAAACAAGCGGCTCTACACGCCCATCGGTGTGATCATGCTGGATTTCATGACGGATGCTGTCGGCTATGGGATCAAGCCGGAAAAAGCTCGCGATCTGGCGAAAGAGCTTGGTGCTGCGGCGCTGGAGTTTTTCGACGGCGAACCGGAAACCCTTGATACCGGGTCGAGCGGCGTTCGGTGGGTCGTCATCAACGAAGCAACGATGGCAGAGTTTCGACGGGCCTTCATCACGCGTGTCGAAGACGACTATTACATTGAGTTCGAAGGGGATTTTCAGGTCGCACCCGAACATGACTGGGGCAAGCGGACGATAAGAAGCTTCTGCATTCTCGTCGAGGTCGACTATCGCGCGGCGATGATGGTCAATCAGATAGCGCTGCTAGACGCAGGGAAGCTCTCATGATCGGCGCACACTTCACCCGCTCCCTCCTCTCCCGCCTGTTCGGCCGCTCATCGATCGACGCGGGCGGCAGGGGCAAGCGCTGGAACAGCAATGGCTTGCGGCGGCCGAACGTGGAAATCCTCCATCGCGCGGCGCTGTCGGGCGCGCGCGCCGCATGGATGGTGATGAACTTCCCCTATGCCCGCTCGATCGTCGAGACATGGGTCTTCAACCTCATTGGCGACGGGCCTGCCCTTAGGCCGGTCACCAAGGACGCCGCGCTCAAGCGGCAGCTTCTCGCCGTCTGGAACCGCTTCTGGCGCGACTGCGATGTCGAAGGGGTGATGCAGCTTGACGGCATGCTGCAGGCGATTGCCCGCTCGCTGGTGATCTACGGCGAGGTCTTAGTTCACATGGTCGCCGACCGCGAAACCGGCAGCCTGAAGCTGCGGCTCTGGGGCGCCGACCAGGTCGACCGCTCGCTCAACCGCGATCTCTCCGCCGGCGCGCGGATCGTTGCCGGCATCGAGTTCGACGCGGGCGGCCGGCGCGTGGCCTACCATGTCGTCGAGAACGCCGACACGCCTTTCGTGCCCTCCTACACGCCACGCCGCATACCGGCCGAGGATGTGGTCCACCTGTTCGAGACGATCTTTCCGGGCCAGGTGCGCGGCATCTCCTGGCTGTCGCCGTCAGCGACCCGGCTTGTCGAAATCGATAAGCTCGATGACGCGATGCTGGCGAAATTTAACACGGCTGCCCTGTTCGGCGGTGTGTTCAAGAAGCCGGATGCGACCGACACCAAGATCCTGCCGAGCGGCCCGGACGGCGATCCGTCTCTCGAACCGGGCGCGATGATCTACGCGCCACCCGGCTACGAGGTCGAGTTCTCCGATCCGCCGAACGCGGAGGGTGCCGTCGAATTCCGCCGCGATCAGGTCAGGGCCGCTGCCGCTGGTGCCGGCGTGCCCTACGAGCTGGCGTCGGGTGACCTCAGCCAGGTGAGCTACATCTCCGGCCGGCTGGGCCTCATGGAGTTCCGCCGCCGCGTCATCGCCCTGCAGAAGGGTTTGATTGCCGGCCGGCTGCTCGGTCCGGTGTGGCGGCGGCTGCTCCTGCTCGAAGGCCTCGGCGGGCGACTGGCGCTCTCTGCCGCCATGACGGTCGAGGCCGAGTTCGTGTTCACCGGCTGGGCTCAGATCGAGCCGATGAAGGAAACCAACGCCGACATCGCCGCCGTCAACGCGAAGATCAAGTCGCGCTTCGAGGTGATCGCCGCCCGCGGCCGCGACCCGGAATCGGTCGACGAGGAGATCGCGCAGGACGCAACGGCCGACACGATAGAGGAGCCCGCCGCATGACCATGCATCTTCGCTCCGCATCGGCCGAGGCCGATCTGATCACACGGCGCGCGCCGGTCGTCGCGTCGAGCTTCAATGCCGAGACGCGGGAGTTCGAGGTCGTGTTCGCCACGCCAGGCGCGGCGGTCGAGCGCTGGGACATCGAGGGCACCTACATCGAAATTCTGGACATCCAGGGGTTCCGGCTGCGCGAAGGCGTCGTGCCGCTCCTGGATAACCATAGGCGCGGCAGCATTGGCGACCAATTGGGAGTCGTCATCTCAACGCAGGTGGTCGGCGGGACAGCCCGTGCGGTCGCCAGGCTGTCGCGCCACCATCCCCTTGCCGAACGCGTCGCCGGCGACCTCGCCGACGGCCTGAAGTTCGGCATCAGCGTCGGCTACACGGTCGAGCGCTGGAAAACCGATATCGACAAGAAAGCCGCGTACGCACGAAGACCGCGACCAAGTGGACCGTGCATGAGATTTCCGCCGTACCTGTCCCGGCCGACCGCCATGCGACCACGAGGTCCGAAATGACGGAACGCACAGAGCCGGCTTCGCCGCCGGCCAATCCGGCCACGGCGCCGGCCACCACGCAGACGCCCGCAGCCGACCCGGCGGCCGTCACCACTCAGACCAGGGCGCAGGTGAACGGCGGCATCCGTTCGCTTGGCACCGCCACCGGCGCGCCGGCCGCGACGATCAACGACCTGATCGACAGGCAGGTGAGCATCGACGAAGCGCGACGCGTCTTTCTCGATTCGATCGTGCAGCGCTCGGCCGGCGCACCTGGCACCACGCCGCTGGCGCAGATCGGGCAGGATCACAACGACCCGGTTGCGATCCGCTCGGCCATGGCGGACGCGATCGCTCACCGGCTTTCGCCGCGGCTCTGCAAGCTCGAGGGCCGCGCGCAGCAGTTCGGGGGGTTATCGCGTGCTCGACATGGTCGGCGAGCTGGCGAATGCCCGCGGCGACCGTGTCAACCTGCGCGACCAGGGCGCCTTGATGGAGCGGGCGGTCGGTGCGCACAGCACGTCCGACTTCCCGCTGCTGCTGGCCGATGCGGCAAACAAGTCGCTGCTGGCGAACTATCAGGCGGCAGGGCCGACCTACCGGCGCTGGGCTGCGCGGCGCACCTTCAACGACTTCCGCGATCACAACTTCCTGCGCGTCGGCGATTTTCCGGAGTTCAAGGATATCGGCGAAAACGGCGAGGTCAAGTACGGCACGATCTCGGAAAACCGCGAGCAGGTCCGCGCGAAGGAGCTGGGCACCGGCATCGTTGTCGGCCGCCGGCTGCTGATCAATGACGACCTGTCGGCGCTGGCCGACTTCTCGTCGATGATCGCCATCCGCTCAGCCGCCGATGAGAACAAGCGCGTCTACGCCCTGCTTACCGGCGCGCCAGTGCTTTCCGACACCAAGGCGCTGTTCCACGTCGACCACGGCAACCTGGCCGGCGCCAATGCGGCTATCAGTGCTGCTTCAGTTGCGTTGGCCGTGGCGGCGATCAGGAAGCAGAAGAGCCTTGACGGGCTGGTGCTCAACCTGACGCCGCGCTTCCTCATCGTCGGTCCCGACAAGGAGATGGAAGGCCGGCAGCTGCTGGCGGCCATCACCGCCACGAAGGCGGGCGACGTCAACCCTTGGGCCGGCTCCATGGAGCTGGTGGTCGACGCCAACATCACCGGCAATGCCTGGTTCATCGGCGTGGAGCCGGATACCGCGCCGAGCATCGTCTATGGCTATGTCACCGGCGCCGAAGGTCCGCAAATCCGCACGGAGGTCGACTTCGACACGCGTGCGGTGAAGGTGGCCGCAGGCCTGGACTTCGGCTGCGGCGTCATCGACTTCCGCGGCCTGTTCAAGAACGCCGGGGCTTAAGCGATGGCTGCCACGAGGATAGCCGGCATTTTCGAATGGCCGGCGAAAGACCCGGACGAGGTGTTGGACTATCTCGTTGATTGGCGTCGTCGCCTCAACGGCGACACCATCGTCGCGTCGACCTGGGAAATACCTCCTGGCATCACCAAAGACTGCGACAGCATGACTGCGACGACGAGCACCGTCTGGCTTTCGGGCGGGGCAAGCGGCGAAACCTATCTGCTGGTCAACCGGGTAGTGACGAACGCGGGCCGCACATACGACGAGAGCTTCCAACTCCCGGTGGTGAGCCCGAGCCCGGTAACAGCGTCGTCGTCGCCGACTCTCGCCGATTTGCAGGACTATCGGGGAAAACTGGTCAAGGCCCGTTCGTCCGGCCTTGCCCGCGTCTCTGTCCAGTCGCCCGCGACGCGGCGGGAGATGGAATTTCGCAGCGATGCCGAACTGGCGGCCGCTTTGGCCGATGTCGACCGGCAGATCGCTGCTCTGAACGGCGGCTCCGTCGTTCAGGTCGTCAACATTCGAAACTCTAGAGGATGGTCATGAAGAACTTTGTTCAAAGGGGTGATGTCATCACCGTGCCAGCTCCGTCTGGCGGGGTCTTGTCGGGCAGTGGCGTGCTGGTCGGGTCGATCTTCGGCATCTCGACCAAAGATGCCGCCGAAACCACCGACGTCGAGCTCGAGGTGACCGGCGTCTACCAGATGAAGAAAACCAGCGCCCTCGCCATCGCGATCGGCGACAAGGTCTATTGGGACAACACGAACAAAGAGGTCAACAAGACCGCTTCGGGCAACACGCTGATCGGCGTCGCGGTAACGGCGGCTGTCAATCCCAGCCCAGTCGTCAACGTCCGTCTCAATGCGCAGTTCTGAGCCGGGGGGTTAGGGAGGGCGGCGATCCGCTCTGAACGGCCTTCCGGCCCCGGCGCACTGACAGTTCCGGATGGCTTCGAGATCGCAAATGCCAAGGCAGGCCGCGTCCGCGCGGCCTGCCGGCTACTGAAAAAGGAAGAGATCGTCTCCGAGGCGAACAGGCCCGATGCGCAACGCGGAAGCAGTTCAACAGGGAACGGGGTTGGCCCGCTATTCCGAGATGATGACGGAGGCCGAAGTGTGCCGCGACGAGCGCCTGCGGCACATGATCAGTCTCGCTGAGCTGCGGAACGCCCGAAAGAAAGGCGAGATTGTATTCCTGCAGGGCAAGCGCGGCACGCATCTCTATCACCCCGACGACCTTGCAAACTATCTGCAACGAAAGGAGCGGCATGCATGTCCGACCGCCTCTGGGAATACCGCGGCTACTGGATCAGGCGGCTTGCCAACTCCCCGAAACTCTACGCCTGCTGGTACGACTCCAGACGACGACGCGAGGCTCGCCGATCACTTGGCACGGAAGTACTCGACGAAGCCCAAGACCGGCTCCCCGCGCCCCCCGGGCCTCGCCGGGGCGCCGGC